CTTTTCAAGGGCCTTTTCTTTCTCTTCATCAGAATAACCATAAGGATATCTCTTATTAAGTACTTTCTTCTCTGCTTGAGAGAGAAAAAGAGACAGCAAATCATCCTCTGTATCGTCTTTTATTTTCAAATATATTTTTAGACTTTCAAGGCTTGTTGCCATCTCTTTCACTCTCCTTCTTTATAAACTGGAATTTTGCTGCTGCAGGAATTCCTCAATGATATCAGCCTTGAGCGTCTTGGTTATGCTATAGCCAAGTTCAGTAGCTAATGCCTTAATTTGAGCTATTGTCATGGCTTTCAGCTCATCAGCACTATAAAGATATGGCGAGGAGCCTATCGCAGATTCCTCGCCATTTATAAATCCTGAACTAACGCCCATGAGGCTATAGCCTTTTATTCCCCCGTAGATTCTGTAACGGTTTTAATCCTTCTAGCCATATCAAGTACAGTAGGCATAGCGGTGGACAAACCAGTGATCTTTGCGGAATACCACTCAGGACCATGATCAAGACCAATCTGACCAAAGATCTGCTTCTTAGTACCTGCACCAGTCTTAGCAAGCTCCTCAAGGAAGAAGTTACCCTTGCCAGGAACGGGCTGTTCAACCGGAGCCATGATGTTGGGATCGAAGAATACTACTGTTCCGGCAGGCAGATACTTGAGATCTCTCAGATAGATTATACCAAGCGGGGTCAGAACCTTATCAACAGCAATACCGTTGATGTCTCTGCCGCTCTCAACTATGGTCATGCCGTTAGCAACTGCGTCAGCATTAAGCTGCATCCTGCTAATAGCGTCCAGACCGAGAACGATATTGGAAAGATCGCCATTGGACTCCTGAATACACTTCAGAGCTTCACATACAAGCAGGAACGAAAGAGGCTTACCTAAAGCATCAACAACGTTAGTTGTAATGGCATTAAGCAGACCTCTTGTCTTGTTTGCTACTGTGTCGCCAGTAGACTTCTGATATACACCATTGATAAAGGTATACTCAATGTCCTGTGCGATCTTGGCCATCTTAGCAGCGATTTGGAAATCCTCTTCGCTTATAGGATTGGGCTGCTGTCCAGCTACATTAACACCGCTCAAAGTACCCATATTTGACAGTTTACCATAGGAAATACCAACGGTCTCCTGGAAGATCTGGGTTACATTAGTTTTCTGAGTTCTAGTAACGATGGATGCATCAGGTGCTGTCAAAGAAGCAGCTTCTGAGATTTCAGGCTGTGAACCGGATGCGGTTTCAAACTCCTGACCTGTTACGAACTCAACATGATTTGTGTATTTTCTACGAGCTCCGATCATTGTTGAAAACGGGGTCCTTGTGTTACCCTTATTAAACAGCACACCGCTGAAATTCGGGGTATTTCCACTCATTGCAAAAACGTCTGCCATTATATATCACTCCTATTCTTTATTTGAATTAGCTTCGGCTTGCTGGCGCATCAGCGATATAACCAAAGCCATATTGCCTTCTGCCTTGGCAGCCTCAATCTGTTTACTGTAATCAACTTTGACCTGATTACCGGAAACCGCACTGGGTGTATTTTTCAGGATTTCTGCCTTAATTGCTTTCTCCTTGCTGTCAATGAACTTCTTCTGCAAATCAAAAACAGTATCCATGTCATTGTCATAAGTTGCCTCGGCAATTTTAGTTGCAGTCTCAGGATCATAACCAAGTCCAAGATATTGCTTCTCAAAATCAGCAACAGCCGCTTTCCGTCTAAGAGCCTTAAGCTCATTTTCGATTGCTTCCTGACGTTCCTTTTCTTCCTGTGCTTTCTGCTCAGCTTCGGTCATGGTAGCCCTTAACTTCTTTTTGTACTCAGCTGCCTCAGAAGCCGTTTTATCAAAAACAGCTTTAGGAACGTAATTACTTAACACGCTCTTATCCACAAGCTCCTTACCAGCCAATGCCTCATTGATTTCCTCAATTGTCATTCCCTCACGATATGCGTCACCTAACAATGTCTTTAAATCCATAATAAATACCTCTCTTTCTGCGTTTTTAAGGCTTCTCTGCCTGTTATTTGTTGCGCTTTTATACTTCATCTCCGAAGTTTTGGGTTGTGTGATATTAACGTCCTTTCTCTAGGACAATGAAAAGAGCCTGCATTACTGCAAGCTCCAAATTTCTGGATTAAACGCCTTCGTCTACATTTGAGACTTTCGAAGGCTGTTCAGTTGTATTGTTTACAATTGATTCAACATCATTATTGGTTATCTTTTTTCCAGATAACCGAATTTTTTCAACGGTTTCTTTTGAATTATTCCAAGCAAGTTGAGGATCAGTGAACAATCCAACAACTGTAAATGCTGTCAAGCCGTCAACACCTACGTTAAGTAAAGCAACTAGCGAACTACATTTAGTAGCAAGGTCATATGTCTTATTTCTAGAGAACTTCGGATCAATATCCATCATGTTTATATTCAATAACTCTTCAGGTACTTTGTTGGAGTTTTTAATTATACCGTCAACAATATGAAGCGTTCTGCGTTCCCCAGCAGTAAATAAAACCTCTTGACCTTTTGCATCGTTCTCTGCCGCTTGCCACCCATTAGACAGATTCATGGCTGAGCCAGTGCTTCCTCCACCTGTTTCCTGCCTGCCGGGAACATTGGCGATAATATCAATCTGGTCATTTATGTAATCTACTAATTTCTGAATTTCACCCTGATTAATAAGACTTTCCACATAGGAGACTCTGCCATTAACTCCATTAGTAGATTTAGTTTGAATCACTCCATATTCTCTAAGGTGTGGAAGTTTATCATCATCTATTTCAACATTATCCAACCATAGCAGATTTTGAACATGCTGAGCTAAATCATTAAGCCTGTCCGAATTAGCAAGATTAAGTGCATCAATTAATGGAATAACTCTCTCAAAAGCAGCCATTCTGTCGTGGTCATTTATGTACTCAACTATTGGTATTTCACCGATAATATTGGGATAGGTGCTTATTTCCACTCCTTCAGGTCCGCCCAGTAATGGCGATAAAAACTCATATCTTGTATTCTTGCTATAAGCAGAATACCTTATTTGCCCGTCTGCCTGCTGGAAGTATGTGACACCAAGGACTGGCTCCCTATATGCATCATTCCTATAAACAACAAAGGTTGTCTCAGGATTAAGAGAAGTTATCTTAAATAATCTGCCTTCTTCACTTGACGGCTCTATCAATCTATAGCCCACACCACAGGTTTTCATATTTTTTGCTATCTGCAGGTCAACGGCTGGCTTATTAGCATAATTGAATAACTCATTCAACTTTGCCACAGCCCGATCATCAACATCATTGGTAGCACCATCTTCTCTTGACCGTTGCACAAAAGTGATGGGTGAGCCAAATTCATACTTAAGCTTGAAATCAACTATCTGTGCTGCACGATTAAAGACAGTTCTTATATTGATTTCTGGTCTGATTTCCTTTTCTCTATACAAAATGGGCTGTATGCCTCTGGCATAATCGTTTAAGTATTTGATTTCTTGAAGATTTTTATTATGGATGGTCATAGCATTAATGACCACTTGATAAACATTATCCCTAGTTATTTCGCTTACGTCTGTGAATATTTGTCGCCTTCCAGCTAAAATAACAATATTATCTGCCATGATTTTCACCACCTATCGGCATGCACATAAAAAAGAACATCACTCAAACCGCTTGCCGGATGACGATGTTCTTTCAGATTGTTTTCGTAACCTAGATATATATTTAACTTCTTTGCTGTCAAAGGAAAGAATGTTAATACCGCCGCATCTCGGGCAGATAATTTCAGCATCACCACGAACCCTGGCAAGTACCCTATCACATTTTTGACAGTGTAATTCGTAATACTCCTTCTTCATAGTGCTCACCTACAGCAATAAATTTAAGTATCAAAAAACCGCCTATCTATGGGGAGGGATAAATAGGCGGTTCTATATGGTAAGGGGGAGAATAAGAATGAGGGCTTTCCGGAAAGTAATTTAAAATAATTACACTTTTCCTAATACCAATATTATCATATATATTGTATGATTTCAATTCCAATTCACTATATATTGTGGTTTTATGATGCATTAAGATATTGCCCAAGATACTTATTTATCTTTTTCGATACTCCACTCTGCTCTAATCCAATCAATTCGCCGGCTTCTTCCTGGCTCATGCCCTCAACATAGATATAGTTAAAAAGCAACTTTACAGTTAGGTCCTCAATGCCAGCAAGAAATTCCTCTATCTCAATTTTCTTGCTTTCGTATTTTTTTAAATCAGACTGGAGCTTAAAAACCAACTCCTTGATTCGCTGATCTATCTTCTCTTGGCTCATGCCTCTTACTTCGCATCCTGATATAGTGAAGTTCTGCTCTATGTATGGAAACTCAGAAGATGAGCCTCTTACTTTCCCATGTAATACACATGGATACTTCTTTTTGTAATAATCAATCTTTTTCTTTGTAGCATCTATGCTCTTTTGTAAAAGCCTATATTCTTCTAAATCCTTTTTAGTTATCATTTTACATACCTCCTCATATACCGAGTGAACGGCGGTCATATACAGTAGCTTTGGCTCCGTACATGTTAGACACAAACAAAGCAAACATTGCAAGACCATCAGGAACGTCATCATGTTCATTCTTTCCTTTGACAGTATAACTAAGAAGAAAAGCCATCATTTTTCCGTAATCATCTTTCGGTTTATATAAAGACTTGTCCTTAAACAGTACATGCTTTTTAACCCAGTCGGCATTCACTATGATTTTGGTTTCCTTGTTACCTGAAGATACTTTCGATGTAATGTTGCACCGGCCGCCCTTTTGCTCTACCAATTTATTAACTTCATAAGCTACACGACTGCCACCATTATTAGATTCAAACTGGCATTGTTGCACTTTATGTTCAACAAGAATTCTTGCACAATTTTCATACTGTTTGCCATAATCCGAATCATCATCACATATACAATCCACACAATAATAATCATCGCCATATTGATAAAGGACAGGAAGGAATAAGAAGTCAGTACCTTTATCTTTAGTATCACAAATAGCAAGGATTGCATCCGGTTCCTCAAGCGGCAATGTCAGATATCTTCTAATATCATCATCTGTATAAAGCAGGCCCTCGCGCTCAATCGGTTCATTCTTATAAAGGCACTTATAAGAAATTTCATCCATTAGTAACTCTTGGTCCTTAAAAAACTCAACCGTCAAACCATTGTATTCATAATCAAAATTGCTTTCGCCAGTAACCGGATCTATGTCAGGTACGGCAATAAATTTTGCCCTAGGATTTCCTTGGTAAGCCTGCTGTAGCCTACCTATTACATCATGGACAGACCAACGGGTTGCAATGTGTATCTCTTTAACCTGGTCATTGAGCTTTCTTTGCCTAGCATCGGTTCCGTATATTCTCCAAATCTTATCAAGTATGTTTTTATTTAATGCTTCTTCGATACCACCTATTAAGTCATCACAGAAAAGATATCTATTACATCTAACCTTACCTGCATTTTTTGAACCTATTGAAGTACATTGCAAGTTAGGAAAGGGCTTATACTTATTGAAGTTGATACATTCTCTTTTTGCATCGGTTGATTGCAATTTCACATCCGGGAATATCTCTCCCCAAGTGTATTCATCAGATGTAGTTATATCGAGTACACCATCATAAAACATTCGAGTTATATCACCGCTATGCGAGAAGAACAGGTTATAATCATCCGGATGTCTGCCTATTACCCATGTGGCAAAGAATTTTTCAAGGGTGGTATTGTGAGTTATTATGTAATTGTCGGTAATATACAAATGGCTTGGATCATCAATATAAATACATTGACATTCCTCATAACCAATAAATTTAATATCTGTAATAAATCTCTTTAACTCTTTTCTTTTTGGCTTATATCTTTCAGCTTTCCGTTTTAAATGAAAAGGATTAGGCTGTTCTAAACTGAACCCAATTGTTACCGTGTAACAATCATTACACTGAATATATAAGCCATCTTTTTTATATCCAGCTTTTGATTTTGAAATACTAGCGTATCCACCAAGAGAATTAACTAACTCTTTAACATCCCTTGCAAGCCTTTCAGAAATAGTTGCAAATTCACAATTAGTGCCTTTTTTAGGCGCATAGCCATCTGTATCCATTAGCCCTCTTAGCAACCATAATCTTTGCTCATAGTCACTATATAAATAAGAGTCTGGTATAAATTTATCGATACTTTTTTTACCAAATAGTCCAAGTCTCTTTAGTTCAATGCTTATAATACTGCCAGCTTTGCAATTATTTCCTTCATGACCATGCACAAGATACGTACATTTATCTTTATGCTTTAAGTAGTACCCATCGGGCAAAAAAGAATTAACAGCATCTATAATATCTTGATCAATTGTATTAATTAATGGTGTTCCATTTGCTAATCCTCCATCTCCAATTAAAACACCCATTACATAAGGATGGATAATAAACTGCTTTTTACTAAAATCAATTCGTGGAACATAATCAATTGAATAATTGCATCTTTTTCCGTTTTCAACTTTAATGTTTTTTAACATGTCATTTAAAGTAATGGTTCTATATTTTATCCTGCCAGCTTTTGTTCTATCACGTCTATCGTCCCTTGTTTGAACCGTCCACAAATGTTCATCTGAACATCTGCAAATTGAACCATCATCAAAAGTTAATTCATAGATTTTTCTTACACCTTGTGGATATACTCCTAAAACTTTTGATGGTCGTCCAGTTCCAGAAATAACAGTAGTTCCAACCTTGACATCCTTCATTTCAATAAAACCGTCAAGTGTCAATATCTTGGAATACATGGGTTGTGCTTTTCCTGTTCCCGG